GTCCGCTAAGGCGACCGGTTTTTGGAAAGTAATTACTCCATTAATGACAAATCTCCACGTTCCCCTGTATACTCACGTTATACATTAATACCACATAGAAGGTATCAGGTTGAAAAGTTTGAGATTAATAGATGTAACTACATAGTAAATAAGGGTTTTCCTTCCCATGTTTATTACAAGAGTGATCATCTCTGGCTTTAGTAGTTTTTCCTCTCCTTGAGATGTGGTCTTATTGCTAACCTCTTTCTTGACAATATCTAATAATTAAAGAATATCAAGAAGAAATATTAAGATTGATAATTAAATCCTTTTAGTCCCTTTTCAGGGTCTCAATATTTCTTTTGATCTTCAAAATCAAGAAACGGAACTCACGCCACTTGTCTGCCTATAGAGACAAGTCGGCCATCCCAAGATGGCCAAAAGACATACCCTCAAAAGAGTATGCACAACAAGGTAGAACTAAATCCTTGTTCTCGTAAATCATATCCTCGTCAGACATAGGGTCCAAATTGGACTTTTCAACACAGAGACGAGCCTCTCTAAAAACATTAACGTTATGCCAGAGGGATTTTTCGAGATTACGATCTTCTTCCACTATTTCAAATAAATCTTTAAGTGGTAAAGTATAAAGAAGATCGATAGTTGCCATTTTATAAAAACGAGCATATTCATCCTGAAGATCAAAGATCATTTCGGTCGGAGGGAAAAATCCCTTCTTGAATGATGGAGTACCCAAATCCAAGGAAAAATTCCTTAGATTGGCCATAACTCGTTTATGCATTAGCCACATGGCCGCATCTTTTGGCACAACCGGCTTTAAAAGTCGGAGAGGACGTCTGAGTCCAAGATTTTGCTTAATAATTGAAGCTGCAATCCGATCAAGACGTGAGACCTCATCAGGTCGATCCATTGGTAATCCAATGCCTCCCAACCATTCTGGTAGAAACCAGGGAAGAGCCGGGTAAGAATCTAGTTCATTCTTGTTGTAATATATGAACCTATTTTTGACAACAGGCCAAGCGAATGGGGGACAAGATCGTTTAAGTTCACGACAAATTGTTCCGAGTTGGTGTATTCCAACCTGAGGGTTATAATCTTTATTAGAACCCTTACCCGCCCGCTTCTTTCCCATCATCAATCCAAGATTGATATATTTTCTTTCTGCCCATTTAACTCCATTCCATTCAAAAATTGTTGAATTAATTGTACAAAAGGAACTGGAGAAATAGGTCTTTCCAATACTGGACTCAAGACCAGCCGCAGCACAAAAAGCCTCCCAACAGCGTCGTAAACGACCCACAGGGCCCTCTAACAAACAATCGTCTCCATTAATAAGGAGAGGGGCAATTGGCCCAGAACCTGGATAAGGTCGATTAGTTAGACGGTAGGTTTTCATACCACAGGACGCCTCTTCTAAAGCGAGACGGCAGAGAGCTGCATTAGCCAAACAGAGAATTGGGAAGGAAATTATAGAACCCATCAATTGACCCTCAGTTTGAGGGTGATATCTTTTTTGGATATGGGGTTCACATTGACAATCAAAATATTCAAGATTGCAAGTGTCACAAATTTCTCCTTCACAAAAACAACCAACTTTCTCTACAAAAATATGTTTAGTGAGAGCCTTTAAAAATAATTGTTTAAGGTTCCTAAAAAAATCTTCTGGAAGAAAGGGTAGAGACCGACTGGGAACATTTTCCCCAATCACAACCATGAGTTCATTGAGTATCTCTTCAGATACCCAAGAATGAATTTTATCAGTTGTTGCAACATAGTCTCCACTAACGGCTTCAATTCCCATTGACGGGGGTGCGAGGACACGATTAATATCGTCCTCGGTCACATAACGACCTATAAGAGCAAACACTTTATGCTTCTTAAGAACACCCCACAACCATTTTTGAAATGGTTTTAACACAGTATAAAGGAGGGGAGGTCCCTTGGAAATTACCCGTACCTTCAAAGGTTCCGGTAGACCCACTGTTTCAACAAGTGGTCTCTCAACAAGGGCGAGGGAAAATATTTTAACATAATCCTCCTTCCAATACTCTCTTAAGATCTTATCATCGAAAGCCAGGACAGAATAATCTTCAGTCTGTTCATAACCGAGATCTTTTTCTATCAATATCCTCAACCGCTCATCACGACCTAAAACACCATAATGTGGTTCTATTTTATCAAACAAAGAACAAGTTTGAACGCCAAATTGAATTCCAGATTCCCGTTTCCCAAAGGAAACCCGAGAATACAATTCAGAAAGGGCACCACAATTAGAGCGCGACCAGATATAATTCGCACTGGTACTAGGGAAGAAAGGTTCATATAAATCTTCATGGGAAAAAACTTCATCATCAAAGATTTCTCGGACAGTACGTCGGAGTGATTCCTTTATCTTCGTTATCGTGACGTCTGTCTTTCGAATGAAAGTCAGACCATCAACAAGCTCACTCTCCTTATAGTCCAATGGGACATACATAGGAACTTCTTCATTAGGAAAGAGTGAGTGACCGGCAATGTCGGTCTCCACAAGAATAACCTCTGTCTGAAAATCAGACTGGACTAGAGGGGGCGTTGTCAATGCCACCATGGTATCCCACTCAGCCTTTTCTATCATAGATTTAGGCACTTCGGGCATGGCTTTCTTGAGTTGTTGGACGGTATCGGATAGTTGCATATAACGGTCCTTATTTTTTACCTTTAGGTTAATCAAAAAATCATGATAATAACCTCCCAATAAAATATCATATCGGAAAAAAGGTGTTGAGGGGAGATCCGTTTGGGGTCTCTTTGGGATTTCCTGATCCCTATTATATGCAAAAAAAGAGGCAAACTTCCATTTAAGTAGTTTGACCCAGCTTCCTGATCCATATTGGGAAACAAAATCGAGAATTTCGCAAATCGTTTTTTCTCGACTGTGGTTGGCTCGACACGTGTCAAGCCATTGAACAGGGTGTGATTCCCTGCGTTGTTCCAACCACCTTAAGGTCCGTGGCTTTTCAGCCCCAAATAGAGTGAATAACTCACATATTGCGTCAACGGCCTCGCAAATTTTTAACGTTTCATCTTCTTCCAAAGAAAATTCCTTACTTAACTGTACGTGATCCTTTCGGAATGTATTATGTCTGTAAAATTGAACTTTTACGGAATACTTCATTGTAGAAGAAGATGAGACGGTTGGAGTCCTTAACGATACTCCTTCCATTTCTGGACATGAAAGACTAACTAAATTAACATTTAAAACGTCATCCATGGTTGCTCTTACAGG